AATGCAAAGAAAAGAAAAGAAAAGGAAATAAAAGAAAATATAAATAATAATAATAATAAGGAATTATTTATAGATAGTATAAAAGATTTTAAAGATTTATTAGCTGATTCTTATGATGAATTTTTAGAATATTGGTGTGAGCCGGATAAAAATGGTAAATTGCGCTACGAACTTGAAAAGTTCTTCGATGTAAAACGCAGAGTAAATACTTGGATAAAAAATAAACTACGTTATGGAAATACAAAAACATTTAAACCAACTGCCACAAGTCAGGAACGAATGGCATCCCTTAAAGAGTGGGTCAATAGCTGATAATGAAATAGCTGATGCTTTCAAAGGCAGCAAGTTAAATCTTATTTCACCTGTCACTTTAAAGGAAAATTTAGCTTACATCTTCACTTTGCTAGGATTTACAAAATATCCGGACAAAGATGAAATGATGATTATTGAGGATTTTATCAGAACTAGCTACCCACTATACACCATTGAGGAGTTTAGGATAGCTTTTAAAATGGCAGTACAGGGTAAGTTAGATTGCAGCACCGAACACTACGAAAAGTTTAGCCCTAAGTTTATTGGGCAGGTTATGTCAGCCTACACAAAAAAGGCAATAGAAGTTAGGAAAATGATAAAACCGATTTTAAGCCCAATAGAGCCACCCAAATTAACGGATGAAGACATAGTATCATTCACACAAAAAGAGTGGCTACAATCGGCTAAAAATGACTTTAACAAGGTTTTTAATGCTGATAAGGTATTCGCCATATTGCTAAGACAGGGAAAATTGAAATTTGAACCTAGCGAAATGCTGCAAATTGTCAGGATGGTTCGCGAGGATAACCTGCTAAAATTAAATAAGTTATACGGACAAGATGCTAAAGAATATAGTAAAAGGATAAAGGATGATAATTTTATTGATACACAATGTAAAAAACTAGCCTTAGTAAAATATTTTGAAAATCTATCAGGTTAAATATGTAAAACAGGGGATTCAAAAATATGCATACACTCCTGATTTTATAAATTATTATGCATCACATAAAGACGTAAAAACAAAAACAAATTTAATAACAGAGAAAAAAGAATTTTATGAGGAAGTGCAAAAAATGTGGAATGACAAAAAAGTATAATGAATTTAAAATTGAGAAAAACAATTTAACAGGATTTAGTTTAGTTACTTGTGCTGACTGTCATAGACATATTGAAAAAACAAAGTATAGAAATAAAATTAAAGAAACAATAATAGCTTTTTAAAAACAATCAAATATGAAAACAGCAATGGAACTAGCATTAGCAAGAATTGAAATGTTATATATTGAAAAAGATAGCATTCATTGGGAAATGTTTAAGAATGATTGTATGGAAAAAGAAAAAGAGCAGATAATAAATGCTTATAAAGTAGGGAAAGTTGAAGCTAAAATGTTTCTTGAACTTAATACCACAGGACAAAAATACTATAACGAAACTTATAACCAAAACAAATAACCTATGACACCAAAAGAAAAAGCAAAAGAATTATATGATAAATTCTATATGGCTATACCAAATGATGAAATGGGATTAAACGATGAGGCATCAAGACAATGTGCATTAATAGCAGTAGATGAAATATTAAAATTAGAAAACCCAAATACATATAACTATTTAACTGAAAGTAAAGAACATTTAATAGTACAAATTGCTGATAATTATTGGCAAGAAGTTAAAAAAGAAATAGAAAATTTATAATGGACATATCAGCTAATAACCTTACTAAATGGGCAAAAAAAAATTTAGAATTTATTGGATGCCGACTTAACAGAGTGAATAATATTCCATACGGTAAAAGAAAAGGAACGATAGAAAAAGGATGGGCAGACCTGCAAGGTTATACATCTGATGGTAAATATTTAGCAGTAGAAGTTAAAAAATTAGGAGACAGGTTAAGCCCTGAACAAAAAGAAAGATTGCAAGATATTCATAATTGTAATGGAATAGTCTATATTTGTACGGAAAAGGATAATCAACCTGTACTAATTGAATGGACAAAAATAAAATTATAGAGCAATATTGGCTTAATGAAGAAGTTAATCAAGCATTTGCAAAGATGCAGCCGGAAGAATTGCAATATGATTTGAAGATGGAAGTGTTCTTAGTGCTGCTTGAAATGGATGAAAGCAAATTGTTTGGATTATATGAAAGGAATGAAATAAGGTTTTACATAGTAAGGACTATGCTTAATATGATTAAATCAGATAGAAGTCAGTTTTGGAAGAAGTATAGGAATTACACAGAGTATAAAGAAAAGGAATTAGCAGATGTAGAAAATTATTGTGTTATTGATGTGATGGAAAAAGGAATAGAGAAGCTGCATTGGTATCAAAAGGAAATATTAAAACTATATACTTTTGATTTTAATAAGAACGCTAAAGAGTTAAGCAGACATACCGGCATACCATATATGTCAATCATTAGAACACTAAAACAAACAAAAACTGAACTGAAAAAACACATAAGAAAATGATTCAAATAATTATAACAAGCATATGTGCATCATTATTTTTTAATACTATACACAACCTACACCGTAAGTGGGGAGTCGATTTCAAACCTTTCAATTGTGGAAGTTGTTTGGCTGCGTGGATTGGGGTCATACTATACTTTACACCTGAACTGATTGTAAACATAGCTAGTGTATTATTTATATCAGGATTTTTAGCACCGATTGTAGAAACCTTAATTTATAAGATATGGAATTAGAACACAGACAATATTTAAAAGAGCATTATAATAATTACGAAACTGCTTTAAGTGGTTATGTAAGGAATTTAGATTTGAGCATAATGAAAATGTATGAGCATATTTATAGGACTTATATTGACCCTAGTTTTATTTTAACTATTTGGTGTGGTAACTGCCGGATGGATATGGTGTTAAGATTATATGCTTATTATGAAAAAGCATTAGAACAGGATTTGACTATGACACAAATTACCGAACCAAAGAAGCGTGGTCGCAAACCAAAGACTAATGGCTAATTATATACATCCAACTGCAATCATTGGTGACAATGTTATATTAGGTGATAACAATTACATTGGTGCATATTGTATTATAGGAGACCCTGCAGAACATAAAAAGTATTGGGATAAGCCTAAGGGAAAAGTTATCATAGGGAATAATAATATTGTTACCGGATTGGTTACAATTGATGCCGGAACAGAGCAAGTAACTTATATTGGTGATAATTGTTTTATACTTAAAAAAGCGCATATAGGGCATGATGCACAAATTTTATCTAATTGCACTATTTCTTGTAATGCTATAATAGGTGGACACACAATTATAAATAAAAATTGTAATTTAGGATTAGGTTGTATTATTCATCAAAATTTAATTATACCTGAATTTGTTATGATTGGTATGGGAGGCATTGTTACTAAAAAAAGTAATTTAATCCCTTTTAATATATATGCAGGTAATCCTGTTAAGTCTTTAGGATTAAATAAAATTTTAATAAATTTATATGAGGCAGATTATAAAAGGTATTTATAAAATTACTTCTCCAAATAATAAAATATATATTGGACAAAGCATTGATATATTAAATAGATTTAGTTCGCACAGGTCTAAAAATATTTATAAATTAAAAAAACTACATGCTTCATTTAATAGTTATGGTATTAATAATCATAAATTTGATATAATTAGTGTATTACCAAACGATTGCGAACAAGATGTTTTAAATAAATATGAACAAATTTATATGGATTTTTATAGAAATTGTAATATAGAATTATTAAATATAAAGGAAGGAGGAAATGGTTATGGTAAACATTCTGAAGAAACAAAAAAAATCATAAAAGAAAAAAGAGCTAAACAAATATTTTCAGAAGAATCAAAATCAAAAAGAATAAATACATTAAAAAAAGTTATACATACAAAAGAGTGGAATGCTAAAGTAGGATTAGCTCAAATTGGTAAAGTTATATCTGAAATAACAAAAGTTAAATTAAGAAAATCTATTTTGCAATATGATTTAAATGGTAATTTTATTAAAGAATGGGATTCTTCTAGGAATGCTTCTAAGTTTTATAATACAAGAGAATCGAATATTTGTAATTGTTTAAGAGGAAATGCAAAAACAGCAAAAGGATTTAAATGGCAATATAAAATATAACAAATATGAACGCAGTAATATTTTTAAACTATCAGAATGATAGTGTAGTTACATTAGGTAGTAACTTAATAAATGCCGGTGCAGATATTGAGCAGCTTATTATAGTTAAAGAAAAAGGAATAGCCAATGCTATTAATGTAGGGTTAAATAAAATAGACTTTAGCAATATAGAATATGTAACACTATTAGCCAATGATATATTAGAACCGGACAAATGGTTATTAATGAGAAATGAATTTTTGCAGGATAAGACAATAGGCATTTGTTCAATTTCATTAGATGGCTTTTCAGGTGATTCATTAGATTTGATTGGTAACTTCACAATAACAAAAGAGGCTATAAAAAGAGTAGGTGCATTCAATCAAGAGT